CTATTACGAAAATGCGCCATATCTCATGTATTAAAGGAGTCACAATATGAATGACAAATGGAAATCTCTCGTTGAATTAGTAGTTAACGAGGAAGAAGATAAGGCTAAAGAACTTTTTCATGAGATCGCAGTTGATGAATCTCGTAAAATTTACGAAAATTTAATCGACGAAGAAGATCTTGCTGATATCGATGAAGCTTCAAAAGAAGACGAAGTCGAAGAAGCTAAAGATGAAGATGAAAAAGTTGAAGAAGCCGACGAAACAAAAGAATCAACCGATGAAGTAGAAGAAGCATCAGAAGAAAAAGTTGAAGAAGACTTTTCCGATGACGAAACTGCTGATATGGTTGCCGACATTAAAGCCGACGAAGTTGGTATAAGATCAGAAGATGATGAGGATGAAGATCCTGAAGCAGACGCTGGTGATATAGCAGACGAACTTGGTGTTGATGGTGGTGAAGAAGGCGAAGCTAAAATGGACGACGACGATGCTGAACGCATGGAAGACGAAATTTTAGACCTTCAAACTGCTATTGATGATTTAAGAAGCGAATTTGAACAAATGACTGGTAAAGAAGAAGCACCAGCTGATGACGAAGAAGCACCAGCTGATGACATGGAGCCAGCAATGGAGCCAGAGATGGAGCCAGAAATTGCTCCTGAAGAGTCATTCGTTCCAGAAACAAAAGAAGACGAAGCAGTCGAAGAAGCATCAGATGAAGTAGAAGAAGATAAAGCTGAAAAAGTTGTTGAGTATAAAACACCAGCACCTAAGCCAGTTACTTCTGAAGAAGGCACAGGATCAGCAGGTCCAGTTGCTGGAAAAAACGATATGGGCGGCTCTGCCGGCAATATTGCTAAAGGTTCAGCTGAGGAAAAAGGTGCTAAAGCGGCATCTCCAAAAGTAAATGATGCAGGTAACACAGGTACAAAAGGCGGCGGTAAGCAGGCTTTAAAACCAGCACCAAAACCAGTTACAAAGTAAGGATACTTAAAACATGAAACCTTTATTACAAGAAAATTTAACATTCGATCAAGCAGGCTTAATAGTTGAGTCCGCTAACGAAGGCAAAGACTTGTACATGAAAGGGATTTGTATTCAAGGCGGAGTTAAAAACGCCAATGAAAGAGTATATCCTGTGAATGAAATTGCTTCGGCAGTTAAGAAATTAAACGATCAAGTCCAGACAGGCAATAGTGTGCTTGGCGAAGTTGATCATCCTGAAGGGTTACAAGTTAACCTGGAGAGAGTATGCCACCTAGTAGAAAGTATGTGGATGGATGGTCCAAACGGATTTGGTAAGTTAAAGATTTTACCCACGCCAATGGGACAACTAGTGAAAACTATGTTAGACAGTGGTGTAAAATTGGGAGTAAGCAGTCGCGGAAGCGGCAACGTCAATGAAGCCACCGGACAGGTGAGCGAATTCGAGATAGTCACAATAGATGTTGTGGCACAACCTTCTGCACCTAATGCCTACCCTCAGGCAATATACGAAGGACTTTTGAACATGACACATGGTCATAAAGTTTTAGAAATTGCTAAAGAGGCAAAGCATGACACAGCGGTACAGAGGTACTTAAAGGATGAAGTACTTAAACTCATCCGAGACTTAAAAGTTAGGAGTTGACCAATATGTTAGAAGTCATCAAACCGTTGCTCGACAGCGATTTAGTAAATGAAGAAACTCGTAAGCAGATTACTGAGGCTTGGGATACCAAGTTAGAAGAAATCCGTGAAGAAGTTCGTCAAGATCTTCGTGAGGAATTTGCTGGACGTTATGAGCATGATAAACACACTATGGTTGAGGCTCTTGATAAAATGGTTACGGAACACCTAAGTGCTGAAATTTCGCAAGTAATTGCTGAAAAGAAAGCATTAGCAGAAGACCGTGTTAAGTTTAACACAAAAATGACTGAATCTGCTGAAAAGTTTGACAGTTTCATGGTTAAGAAATTAGCCGAAGAAATTCAAGAACTTAGAAAAGATCGCACGTCACAATCTGCTACAATGGAAAAACTTGAGAAGTTTGTAATAGAGAATTTAGCATCTGAAATTACTGAATTCCACAAAGACAAGAAAGACGTCGTGGAAACTAAAGTAAAATTAGTTGCTGAAGCAAAAGATCAACTAGATGCTCTTAAAAAGAAATTCATAGAGAAATCAAGCAAACTTGTTAAAGAAGCCGTAACAGGTACTTTGAGAGAAGAACTAACTCAACTGAAAGAAGATATCAAACAGGCTCGTGAAAATAACTTTGGTCGTAAATTGTTTGAAACATTTGCCGCTGAATACTCTACTAGTTACTTGAATGAAAATCAAGAAATGAAAGGGTTAGAAGCAGTAATTGTTGATAAAGATAAGCAATTAAAAGAAGCATCTGAGAAATTAGAAACTTCTACAACTGAAGTAGACGCTCAGAAGGCAAAAATAGAGCGTATAAACGAGGGTATCACAAGAAAAGAAAAACTCAATGAATTAATGAAGCCTTTAGCGAATAAGCAGGCGGACGTAATGCAAAGTTTACTCGAAAGTGTCGGAACTGATAAATTAAAATCAGCATACGACAAATATTTGCCAGCAGTACTAAAAAACGAGGCTCCGAGAAAAGAAATTTTAGCGGAAACTCGTAAAGAAGTTACTGGAAACAAAACCATTAAAAGCCAAAATGTGGATGAGGACAATATTGTACTCCTTCAGAAATTGGCTGGAATGTAAAAATAAGGGAGACATAAAAAATGTCAGATACATTAATTGAAAGCCGTTGGGATGACACTAAATCGGCTCTTATGGAAGGTTTAGAAGGTAATTCTAAAACTACTATGAGTGTTGTTTTAGAAAACACCCGTAACTACTTAAAAGAGGCGGCAACTGCTGGCGCGACATCTGCCGGTAACGTTGCTACTCTAAACCGTGTGATACTACCAGTGATCAGACGTGTTATGCCTACAGTTATTGCTAACGAAATCGTTGGCGTACAACCTATGCAAGGTCCTGTAGGTCAAATTCATACTCTAAGAGTGAGATATGCTGATACAACCACTGGCGGTGCTACAAACATCGCGGCTGGTGATGAAGCATTATCTCCGTTCAAAATTGCTGAATCTTACTCAGGTAACGACGGTAACCCAGGAGCAGGTGCTTCTACGGCTACTTTAGAAGGTGCACCAGGTAAGAGATTGAACATTCAAATTTTAAAACAGCCGGTAGAAGCGAAAACTCGTAAACTATCAGCTCGTTGGACATTTGAATCAGCTCAAGATGCCCAATCAATGCATGGCATTGACGTTGAAGCAGAAATTATGGCCGCATTGGCTCAAGAAATAACTGCTGAGATCGACCAAGAAGTTCTTACTTCTTTAAGATCACTAGCGGCTACTGAAGAAACCTATAACCAGGCTTCTGTAAGTGGTACTGCTACATACGTTGGTGACGAACACGCGGCATTGGCTGTTTTGATCAATAGAGTTGCTAATAAGATCGCACAAAGAACAAGACGTGGTGCTGGTAACTGGGCTGTGGTTTCTCCACAAGCACTAACAGTACTTCAATCTGCTTCTACTTCAGCGTTCGCAAGAACAAC